GAACACGGGCCGGGCGGTGATCGTGAACTGGACGGTGATCTTCGCGGCCTCGTTGTCCGTCGTGTACGCCTTCGAGTTGCTGACGACCGTCACGGGATAGACATCCATCCCCTTGTTGCCCGGGGTGTTGCCCTTCGACATGATCACGATGAACCCGGACGTGCCCTTGGCCAGGTCGTTTTCGATGTCGTCGAGGGTGGAGTCCTCGTAGAAGGTGAGGCTGGAGTCGGCCGCACTGTCGTCGCCGCCGATCTTCGAGACGAACGTGGACGCCATGTCCGGCGTCTCGATCGGCGTGTTCTCGAGGGTGAAGCCGTCGATGGCGTTGATCTGGCCGGTGTAGTCCGTGCCGGCGGTGATCTCGGCTGCGGTCGGGATCAGTGTCGTGGCGGCGATCGTCGGGACGAAGAAGACTCGGGTGGTGCCCTTGCGGTTGAACCTCATGGTGGCCCCTCGCGGATAGGGGCCAAGAGGGGGCCCCTGCTACACGTGTTGGTGTGGCGGCCACCAGCAGTGGTGGCGTCCGCGTGGGGTCCCGCCGCGGTGCGGTCAAGCACTGCCCCGTGGGGCTGTCATCCGGTCGGCTGCTCCTCGAGGAAGAGCCGGTAACGGATCACACTCGTGATGATGGCATCTCCTGCGTCGGACGTTCCCCCCGCCTCCCGCGCTTCCCGCCGCCAGCAGTTGACGCCAGGGATGGTCAGAGGGTGGGCGTAGCCGGGGCTGCCGTCCGCGGGGCGTTCGATGACTTTCCGTGCGCGGTCGGCGAGCCACTGGGCCTGTTCGTCGGTGCCGCGGCTGTCGGCCTGCCCTTCGCGGGGCCCGGACACGAACGTTGCCTGGTAGTCGGAGACGGCGGCGCGGTGCCGGTCGGCGATGGTGCCGTCGTCGCTGGTGTGGTCGAGTGGGTAGAGCAGCGTGTACGGCGGCGGGTACGGCTTGCCGGTGGCGGGGTTGATGGGCACGGTGCGCACGCCGACGGGTTTGCCGGTGAGGGTGGTCAGGAGGGTTTGGAGGGCGGTGGTGACCGGGCTGCGGGGGATCATCAAGCGCCTCCGAAGATCCGGTCCAGGGCGTCCTTGAAGGCGTCCTCGTACTCCTCTGACAGGTCATTCACCGCCGGCTCCACGTGCGGGTAGGGCGGCTGCTGGAAGAACCGGCCAAGGCTGTCGTACATGTTCATGAAGCCGTACTCGAGGCGCCTGCCCTGCGGCTGGGTCGTGCCGAGTGTGGCGCCCCCTCCGTCCGGTACAGCGAACGGCTGAGCGGGCTCCCAGGAGTCGAAGTAGTCGCCGGTGATGATGTTCGGTCCCGGACGGCCGGATGCGTTGTATCGGATCATCGCCCGGAGCAGGCGGGCCTGCTGCTGCACCGTCCGGTTCACCTCCGGGCCCACCCGGTCAGCGGCCCGCTCCAGGCGCGGGGCGAGGTCGTCCAGGTCCATCAGATGGTCTCCCTCGTCTGCTGCACCTGGTCGATTGCCGTGGTGCGGACAACGCCGATGGTGCCGGCGCCGCCGGGGTCCTGGACGCGCCACTGCCTGTCGAGGAGCGCCAGGTCCCCTCCGGGGTGGACGGCGACGACGCTGACGAGCATGTCCTTCTCCGCGACCGGTGCGGTGAGGGGGGTGAGGAGCCGGTATTTGGAGCGGGTCTCTGCCACCCACGGCTGACTTGCTCCGGGTATGGAGACGACCTCGGCGGCGGTGCCCGCGGTGAGGACGGCACCGCGCCCTTCGTAGACCAGGTCGGGCTCCGGGTACACGTACTCCCCGGTGTCCGGGTCGAACACGGGGGCGCCGGTGGAGGGCTGGGTGATACGGATCGTGTCGCGGAGGATCATGTCGTCGACCAGGGCGGCGATCCCGGACAGGTCCAGGCCGGCCATCAGCGGTCACCGCCCTTCGCCCACTCGGTGAGCGTTTGCAGCATGGCGCGTGCGGTGGCGCCGGGCCCGCCGCCGTAGTCGGACCGGTTCAACGCCTGCTGATCGAGGATCTCCGGGTCGACTTCGGCGAGGAACCCGGCCACGATCTCCCCCGGGCTGCGCTGGATACCGACAGCGACCCGGGCCAGGCCGTCGAAGAGCACGCCTTCGGGGTGCCGGGTGTGGAGGACGACGAGGGGGAGGCTGGCGGCGATGTCGTGCTGAAGCGTGTACCCGGTGACGGTCCCCGCGGGGAGGGGGTTGCCGTTGATGCTGATGGTGGCGTGGCCGGGCTGGGCGTCGATACGGACAGCGTGGGCCTGCGGCTCTGTGGGCTGCTCGGTCACAGGGCCTCCCGGTCGCTCTCAAAACGCTCTCTGCCGTCCAGTGAGTTGTGCACGACCACCCATCCCACAGAGCCGTCGTCGTGCTTCACCGGACGTTCCGTCGGCCCACAGACGCAAGGTGTTCCGGTGGTGTCATGCTCGATCAGATCGTTGATCGGCTCCACGTGGAAGGTGCTCACCTGTCACCTACTTCTTCTTCCGGCCTCCGCCGGTCCTCTTCAAGCTGGGCCACCGCTTCGTCACCCGAGCGCGAATGGTCTTCTGCCGCGCCTTCGACTCGTTCTGCGCGGCCCTGGCGAGCGCGTTCCTGGCCCGCGCTTTCGTATCGATCGGGTACCGGCGCGTTCCGGGCAGGGCGAACTTGCTCTTGGGTAGCTTCTTGCGCTGCTTGCCGGTCAGCTTCGCCATGGCGTGGTCCTTCTTCGGCGATGGTGGAGTCGGCCGGGAAGGGCACCTTGAGGGGGACGGTGCGCTGGAACGTGACCGGGGCGCGGGTGATCAGATTCTGTTCCTTGGCGCTGCTCTCCCGCACGTAGTACTGGTGCAGCACGATGACCTGGATCAGCCACGGGCCTTGACCCTCGGTGGCGTCTGCGGGCCGGAACGGGACGGTGAGGACGCTGACGGGGTGGGCGGCGGACACCAGGTCGGGGTTGATGTCGTTGGAGGTGAGCCAGGCGGCGATGAGCTTGCGGCGCCAGGCGGGCGGGTTTCCGTGCCCGTCGTGAACGGTGAAGGCAATGGGGGCGGTCACGAACGATGCACCGCCTGTTCGGCCAGCCAGCGCCGGACGGCCTGGTTGTGGCGTGCGTCCGCGAGGGCGTTGTGCTCCCCCGACTCCTGCTGCGGCAACTGGTCCCAGGAGAAGCCGAGGCGGGACCGCTCCTGCTGGATGTCGTGGGTGAACATGGGGACGCCCTCGGGCAGGTCGATCATGCGACCCCAGAGTTGAGCAAGGCAGACATGATCGTAGGCGCCATAGTTCGCCCACAGTTGGACGTCGGGTCCGGCGGCACGGATGAAGTCCATGACGTCGTCAGCGATTCGCGCCCGGTGCTTGACGACTGGGTCGGCATAGTGGAACAGCCACCGCTTCGGCATGTGGATCTTTGCATCGCCGTGCCCCTTGGGCAGCCCGGGGACGACGTTCTCCATCAGCCACTTGTGCTTGCGGATCTTCCGCACGGGCATGTCCCGGTTGACGGCGTAGTACTCGCGGCCGTCGTCGCACACCATGCCGATGGAGATCAACTCGATGTGCCTTCCGTCCTCGAGGAACTCAAAATCGTAATCAATACAGGTCATAGGGGCGCTCCGGTACGGATGTCGGTTCGGCCGATGAGGTCCATGCGGGGCAGAAGCTCGCGTACACAGTGGGCGTGGCTGGTGGGGTGGGCGAGGGCGTCCTGGACGGTGCGCAGCGTCCTGTCTGCCTTGTCCGGGGAGTCGTGGGACTCCCATCCACATCCGCGCCCATCACGGACCTCCACCCATTCGGTGCCGAGATCGTCCAGGGCGGTGCGGGCGGCGGCCGTGTTGGCTGCGGTGACGGCCTGCCAGGTGAGGGACGCGCGCGCCCAGGCTTCCACCGGGTGGCGGGCGTTGTTGGCGTAGACGACCGTGTCCAGGGGGTAGTCGCGGCGGAGCGCTTCGACGTCCAGGCGGGTGGCGTCAGGGTCGCGGGCGGCATCCTGTGCGGCACGGAGGAAGGCGCGGGCCCGTCGGAGGGCTTCCGTGATGCGGCTGGTGAGGTCGGCGTAGTACTGGGCGGACAGTCCGGTGACAGCGCCGCGGTGGCGGTCGGTCCACTGGAACAGGCTGGTGCGCCGGTCGGCGTTGTCCAACAGTGTCCAGGCGCCTTCGCGGTAGATGACGGGCAGGTCCCGCGCCGACCAGGTCTCAGCGAACGCCATGGCAGCCCGGTTGAACGCCCCCAAGGACGTGTTGAAGACGGCGATAGCCGCGCGGAGGCGGGCGCCGGCGGCGCGGCCGGGGCGGATCGCAGCGAGCGCGTTGAGGAGGCGGGTCTGGGCTGCGGTGAGGATCGCCCACGCCGACCGCAGCCGGGATACGGCGTCGGTGATGTAGCCGAGGAGACGTTGGCGGAGGGTGCGGCCGCGGCGGCGGACGGGGGTGGTCATCGCCGCGGCCGTTCGATGAGGCGGAGCATGCCGAGGCTGTTGCCGATGCTGCCGTCGGTGGGGTCGTCGGGGGCGGGTGGTTCGCCGTTCTCGAGGGCGGCTATCTGCCGCTCGTAGGCGCGGATGTTCTCGCC